TTTTGGCACGCCGTAAGGGATTCGAACCTTTGCGGTGAAGCTTAAAGGCATTGAAAAACCAGCGAAAATTTAAGCTGTCGTAAATTTTGTCGTAAAATGCGCCGTTAATCGGTGCGCTGTTGATAAAATTCGGACATTTTGTTTTCGGCCTGACTTATATCCAATGCAGACAAATGCGTGTAGATTTTTCGCATAGTGCCATAGTCTGACCAGCCGCCGATCTGCATTGCGGCCTGTTCGGGCATTTGGACATGATATGCCAATGAAGCGTATGAATGCCGCAGACCGTGCACGCCGAGACGGGGCAAGTTATTTTTATCACACACGTCATTGACCCAGTCGTAAACCGTAGATATATAACAGGTGACTACTTTCCCTTGCTTGTCCTTGACGGCGTTCAAAGCATCATACAGTTCAGGAATCATAATGGGGATAATTCGCGTTGACGAATTGTTTTTGTTGGTCGGCTTTTCTACAAGCGTCCAGTTCTCGCCGGGAACGACAGCGCCCGATACCTTGATTGTTTTCTTTTTGAGATCAACGTTTGCCCAATCCAGCGCGGCAATTTCCGAACGGCGCAGTGAATGAAGCCCAAGCAGGGCAGGTATTTCGACCGGCGTACCCTTGATTGCAGACACAAATATTTTTATCTGATCCGGCGTAAGGAAAACAGGGTCTTTCGGTACGATTTGCGGCAAGGTCAGTTTCGACAAATCTACACCGGCGGCTTTTATGGCAGGAGCGACAAGCCCCCATGCGTTTTTCAGCGTTTTCGGGGAACAAACGAGGGCTTCGCTGTTTATCACCGTTTGCCAATCGGGTATATCAGCAATAGGCATGTCCATATAGTTTTTAAATCTGTTCTTCTTGACGGACTTATACCCGACTACCGTCGACGGGGAAAGTACATTTTGCCTGACGGCAATGTAGTTATCAATAGCGGCTGCCAATGTTACGTCTGCGGCCTTTTTCTTCACGGGCACAAACCCGGCGCGGATGGCCTGAGCTTTGGCTATGGCGGCTGCTTCCGTATCTTCAATGACCGTCACGCCCTCACGGCGGAGATCAACATACCACTTCTGCCCACGCTTACGCGGCGTGGGTATTCTTATTTCGCCCTTCTTTTTGCGTTCGCGCTGAAGCTTTTCGCCGCAGTAGCAGCAGTATACGGGATGAAGTTCATCCGGTATATCGGCTTTGCATTTTTTGCATTTCATTATTCGCTTTAACCCCCTTAGATATTCGCCGAAAATAATTTTATAGCGAATAATGCCCACAGAGTCAGCCCTGTGGGCTTTTTGCTGTTTTGGCATCGTGGATTACGGTTTTCACTGCAAAGGCGATCAGGGCGACGGCAGCAAGCACCACGGCAGCCAGGAACACGGCCAGCACCGTTAAGCCGCCGGATTTGAACAAGCCGATGTTCTTTAGCTGTATATCAACTATGATATATCCCACGCCCACGCACAGCAGAATTGTGCATACACCGACAAGGCAGAAGATCAGCGGCCTGTAAACAGCGTTCATGCGCCTGTGGTGCTCAACGTCCTTTTCCAAGCACGCCGCTTTAACCTCCAATGCGTTTATCCGCTTTAGCTGGGTAACGCTGCCCTCTGTGTTTGTTATACCGAACAGCTCGTCCAAGGATAAGCCGAGGGCTTTACAGGTTGCCGCAGAGTAATAAAGCAGCGGCTGCTTCGTAGTGCCGGAGTTGACGGAACAAATGCTGTTGTAAGGAACGCCGCTTATCCTTGCCAGCTCTGCCAGCGTAAGACTGCTTGAAGCTCTCGCTTTTCGCAGTGCCTCAGGGTACTCGTCAAAGTAAGATTGCATGTCCTCCATTTTTGACACATTAAGCATCTCCCCTATTAAAATTTCTTGAAATACACGAGAAATTCTTGAATTACACGATGAATTCTTGAAATTCACGAAAATTTCGGGTAATTCCCGAAATCGATTTCGGTTATTTCTTTAAGGTTTCGGTTATTTCTGCATGGACATTTATCAAGACAGATGTTACGCTATAAGTACAGCAAGCAACATTTTACAAACGCTGTGTGAAAAAATGTCCTGCCCTGTTGGCGCAGCGGCAGGACGGATTAAATTAAAGAGGTGCGGCAATGAGAAACAACACGAAAAAAACTACGCCCGAACCCCTAAGGGCTAAGTGGCTTGCGAGAAACAAAACCATTATAATAATAACCGAGGCAAGCGACGAGCGCATACAGGAGCTTCTGAGGCTGTTTGACGACGGTCACAGACTGCCGGGGTCATAGGGGTAACCGGCGTTGCAATCATCCCAGCCATTATGATAGCCCTGATTAAAGCCCTCATTGAGCCCGTCGTTTACACCCTCCATATATGCTTGCAGCCGCTTGCCGCTGTCGTCTTGCAGCTCAAAGAAAAATGGATATGACATAATATCATCATTGTAGGGCTCATTATATTGGCAGGCATTATAGCCCATGTAATAGCCCAAGGAATAGCCGGTATTGTAAGAGCTGTCATAGCCGTTATTATGCTGTTCCTCGCTTATGAGCTGTTTTGTTTCGCTGCTGCCCATTTGTTCACACGAAGCAGCGGAGACCGTGAGTATGACAGCGCCTAATATAGCAAGCACTTTTCTATTCATGCGCATTTCTCCGTAAAAAGTCTTGCATTTTATATGCAAATGCATTATTATCTAATTAAGATAAATAAAAGTAAAATAATATCTTATACAGACACACAAATGAAAACACATTAAGTATCTATACATATAATAGCACTATTACGCCAAAAAAGATATAAATATTTACATTTTTGGCAGTTTGTCTGAAATTGGAGATGGAAACTGCACAGTTTGCACAAAGTAAATCAGCCAAAGCACTTTTCGCAAACGGTAAAGCCCTTGTCTATAGCTTCACTGTAGGTCATGACATCATAGTATTTCATGCCGCTGCAATCACTGTAACGATGTATTTTGCCGCCGCTTTGACTGACATACACAGTTCTATTGTCGCCGGGCACAGTTTCGGCGCTGTCCTTGGCACAAGCGCAAAGCGAAAACACCATACACAAAGCAAGCAGCAAACAAATAAGACGTTTTTTCATAAAATCAACTCTTTAAACAAATACATGAGAGAGAGGAATAAAAATGCTGACTGACAATCAAATGAAGGCGCTGTGCGAGATGCTCGGATATTTTCCGGCATTTGCAGAGGAAAAAGAAGCTTTCAACCGTCTCACTGCGGATGCGACAAAAAAACAAGCAGGCTTTCTTGAGCATGTTAAAACCCGGTTCAAGGATTTAGCCGGAGACCCGGAACGCAGGGCAATTGAAACCAAACTGACGGCCTACATATGCGTAATGGGCGAAAAGCAATTAATATATTGTAAAGGCTTTTTGGAGGGCTGTGAAGCTGCGGAAAAGAGGTGCAAAAATGCTGAGCGCTGACGAATTGGCAATGTACCGCTATGAGCTGGATCATAATTTCCCCATGTTCAGCGAGTGGGAAAAGGAAAAGCTCATGGATCTTGCGGAGCACGGCACCGGCAGCCTGATCAGGGCTCTGACTTGTCTTGCCGAAGCATATCAGCGGAGTGAAGAAGGTGCTGGCGACGCTCAGGAGGAAGTTTGCTAAGCGCAGAGGCAAAAGCAAGCAGCTCATTATAGGTCATGCCCTGCCCACCGTCTTTAAGCATTTTTAAAATAATATCAGTGTCATGCAATGACAGTCCGTTTGTGCTGTCAAGCACACCGTCATAAGCTGACCACATAGCATCGTTTTTACCGAGCTCTTCATCCGTCGGGATGGAGGGCTCTTTTTTTATGCCCGTTTTCAGCTCATCGACCGTTATGCCAAAGTAATTGGCGATTTTGAGTGCGGTTGCGTCGGTTGCACCATTTTTCCGGCGTTTCCAGTTGCTCACGGTAGCTTTAGATATGCCAAGTTTGAGCGCAACTGCCGACGGTTTTTCACCTACGGAATTACATAATTCAAGAAAGTTGTCATAAAACACAAAAGTACACCGCCGTTTCTGTGCAAAACGCCCAAAGTCAAGAAAGTTAACCAAAATTGTTGACTTTCAAGAAAGTAAACGCTATAATCATAAATGTGGTCGCGAAAGTACACAAAGCTAACGCAAGCAGTCAAGAAAATCAAGAGATTTTGGCTGCTCCGATTTTTGTTCTAATAGTAGCATATTGATAATAACACAGTTTGTGAACTTTTGCAACTCTTTTGTAAAAAATATTTGAAAGGGGGATGAGAAAAGTGAAGAAGCTTAAAAAGGACCTGAACAGAGAGCTATACAAGTCATTTGCCGAGAAGCACCCGAATCTGCCGCTCATACTCGCAATATTCGCGCTGATATCGGCGTTTCTTGCACCGCTCATACGCGGCGGCTAAAGCAAATATGCCTTGAGTGCGGCAGCAACGGCAATGCCTGTTGTTATCCAATAGCGAACCTCGTTATACACAAGCTCTGACCGGAGTACACGACCGGAATTTGTTAGCGAATAGCAATCGCTGCTGCGCCGTACATGGCCGTTTGCTTCAAAATCCTTGAGGAGAGCATTAACATCAAGGCCTTTGGACACTCTAAAGTGATTCAAGATGTCTGCTTTGGACATCTGACCGTTTTTATGAAGCAAATACAAAATTTTAAACTGCGGATTTATGAACATGCAGATACCTCCTTTTTTACAGGAGGGTATCACGAAATGTGAATAAATGCAACAGAAAGGAGCTGATATGATGCCGGAAATGTGGACAGGAGACCTTATAGGCCGCATGCACAATGCAAAGGTAACAAAGGTAGATATCGCCAATGAGTTGGGCGTGCACAAAAGCTATATTTCCATGATACTCAACGGCCAGCGCAAGCCCAGGAACGCCGAGGCGAAGCTTAACGCGGCGTTTGATGCGATCATGGCACGAAGAAACGAAGGGGGCAAATAAAATGCCGAGAACGCGATTTGGCAAAATCGACAGAGACCCGCTAAAGGAGCTCGTGCTCGGCCGGAAAAGCGCGTTGCAGCTGAGCGAGGTCAAGCTTGCCGCCAGAATGGGCATAAGCGTAGGGCGTTACCGCTCGATGATGGGCGGAACGTCGGACGCGTGGAAGATCGGTGAGGTCAAGGCGCTGTCAAGGGCGCTGGATATCCCGATAGACGAGCTGAGGGCACTTGTGGGCAAGTGCTGAAAGGGGAAAGGGTAATGATACTGTTTTGGTTCTGCGTGGCCGTCATGGGCATCGTATTTACGATAGGCGGCATTGTATCGGCGCTTGTGTGGTTTGCCGATGAAGCAGACCGGCAGTGCAGCGTTCGACGCGAAAAATATTCAAAATAACAAAAAGGGGGAAACAACATGACTGTGCGCCAGTACCGTGAAATGACCGAACAGCAGAAAAGAGAATATCTTGATGTTTGCGCAGCAAGAGGAAACTACGCTGCGCTCGGCGAAATCAGCGTATTCGAGAAGTTCCTCGACAAGTCTGTTAAGGTCACTTCTGGAAGGAAAGTTCCTGTGGGGATCGTTGGTATTGTGTTTTGGGTAGGCATGGTGAACTACTCAAAATACGGGAACTGGTGGAGCTGGGAGGCGCGTGTCGGCATACGGACAGATAACGGCGAAACGCACTTTACATCCGAAAGGAATATCGAATTAATCCAGTAACGAAAGGAGAACGGCAAATGAACAATCTGTACTGGGTCGATAACAAGATCATGAAACTGTACGACCGTTTCACAGATGCCGAGACCGGCGAGCTGTGCGACTGGAAAGACGAAGACGGCAACATTATAGCACCTGTCGAAGAATTTTTTAAGCAGTTTGAAGCGCTGAACATGGAGCGCAAGGACGTTATTGAAAATCTGCTGTTGGGCTATAAAAACGACACAGCGGAAGCGGAAGCAATCAAGCTGGAAATTGGCCGCTTGGCAGCACGAAAGAAGTATTGTGAAAAACGCGCAGAACGCTTCAAGGCAGCGGCTGCCGATGCACTGAACGGGGAACCCTACACATCCGGCAAAGTGGCGGTATCGTGGCGCAAGAGCACCATAGCCACAAGCGACGATGAGAGCATTGCCCCTGACGAGTACATGAAGGTAACGGTTACGCAGAAGCCCGACAAGAACGCTATCAAGGCCGCTATCAAATCCGGCACAGAGGTTTCCGGCTGGCGTTTGGCCGAAAACATGAATATGTCGGTAAAGTAGGTGCGGTATGGAAGAAATCAAAAGAGATACGGCGCTGAACATCTACCAGCGCATGGCTGCGATAACCGCCGATCTGAACACCGTCGGTAAAAACCTGCATGTAGATACCGGCAAGGGCAAGAGTTACAAGGCAGTGTCCGAACGCGACATTATAGATAATGTAAAGCCGCTTGAAGCTAAATACGGCGTTTACAGTTACCCCGCGTCGCGCACCGTCCTTGAAAGCGAACGGCTTGAAAGCGAAACCAACTACAACGGCGTTACCGGCAAAAAGACGACGTTTTTTGAACGCGTTGAGACGGTTTACCGCTTTGTAAATATTGATAACCCGGACGAATACATTGAAACAACCACTTTTGCGGAAGGCATCGACGCGCAGGATAAGGGCAGCGGCAAGGCCATGACCTACGCCGATAAATATGCGCTGATGAAGATGTACAAGATCAGCACCGGCGACGACCCCGACGCAGACCCCAGCAACGATGAATATTACCGCAAGCCCACTGACCGCAAACCTCCTGTACAGCATGACGCTAAGCCGAAGGACGAGCTTGTTTACCGCTGCGAGAAATGCAATCACCCATTGACCATCTACTACGATGAAAACGGCAAGCCTATTTCGCTGCGCAAATGGGCAGAAGGAAGTAAGAAAAAATTCGGCATGGTGCTGTGTAAGCCTTGCGTCGACGCGGTGAATACCAATGAAGATAAGTAATGCGGAAATAACGCCGGACGGTGTAAGCCTTGCGATACCGCGCGACGATGCACGGCGCTTTGTATACGGCTTTAAGCCCGGCGAATATGAAATCAAAAAGACACGAAAAAAGCGCAGCCTGGATGCCAATGCCTACGCGTGGAAGCTGATAGATGAAATATCGATTGCAACGCGGATAAGCCCTAAGACCATATACCGCAGGGCACTTGAAGATGTTCCCACGATACGCTACACGCTACTTGTGGCCGATGAAGACGTAGAAAACGCTATAGCGGATTTTGTCAGCGGCCACATCGGTCGCCGGTGCGAAACGGGGTGTGCCTACACCGGCTACACAAACGTTACGTTTCACAGCGGCAGTTCCGATTTTGATACCCGGCAAATGTCGATGCTGATAGACAATCTGATTCAGGACTGCCGGGCACTGGGCATCGAAACAAGGCCGGCGGACGAAATCAACGCAATGTTGGAGGCGTGGGATGGCAGATAGCATCATGCAGACGGAAAAGGCATGTTTCATCACCGGCAGCACAACACAGCTTTGCCGCCATCATTGTTACGGCGGGGGCAGACGCAAGGCCGCCGAGAAATGGGGATGCTGGGTGTGGCTGCGCTACGACTGGCACAACGGCGCAAGCTACGGCGTTCACTTCAACCGCGATCTTGATATCCGTTTAAAGCAGCAGTGCCAGGAACGATTTGAAAAACTGTACGGACACGATAAATTCATGGAAGTGTTCGGCAAGTCATGGATATGAAAGGGGATAACACATCATGTTGAATTCAACCACCATAATGGGGCGGCTTACAAAAACGCCCGAACTGCGATACACAAAGACGGGCGTACCCGTCGTATCGTTTTCCGTTGCCTGTCAGCGCGACTATGCAGGCTTGGAGGGTGGACAGCCCAAGACCGATTTCTTCGGCTGCGACGCATGGCGCGGTACGGCTGAATTTATCGCCAAGTATTTCGATACCGGCGATATGATCGTTGTTTCCGGCAGATTGCAGAACGACGAATGGACGGACAACGACGGCAAGCGCCGCGTTACAACGAAGATCACCGCCGAGCATGTCTACTTCGGCGAGAGCCGCAGAAGCAAGCAGGTAGCGGATATAAGCGCCGCAGACTTTGAAGAACTGGACGACAAAGACGGCGAATTGCCTTTTAACTAAGGTGATGCGCCATGCCGAACAGGATCATTAAAGAAAGCGTGTGCACGTCGGACAGTATCGACAAGCTTTCGTGGTTCGAAGAAGTTCTGTTTTATCGGCTGATAGTAAATTGTGATGATTACGGGCGCTTTGATGGCAGACCATCTATTATAAAAAGCCGCCTGTTCCCGCTAAAGGAAACACTGACGACCAAGACAGTTTCTGGGGCGATAAAAAAGTTGGAGATTGCAGGTTTAGTAACTCTGTATGTGTTTGAGGGTAGACCGTACCTGTACCTTCCGACTTGGGACCACCACCAGAATGTTAGGGCGAAAAAAAGTAAGTTTCCAGCGCCGGAAGATGGCTTGCATACATCTGAATACATATGTATGCAGATGCAATCAGATGATAGCATATGTTCCCGTAATCCAATCCAATCCGAATCCATATCCGAATCCGAATCCATATCCGAATCCGAATCCGAAAAGCGCGCGGATGCGATAACCGACGATTTTGATGCTTTTTGGGCTGTTTACCCCCGCAAAGTGGGTAAAGGCGACGCAAAAAAGGCATTCGCTAAAGTCAAAGCGCCCGTTTCGGTACTGATAGCCGCCGTAAATACGCAGAAGCAAAGCCAGCAGTGGCTTAAAGACAACGGGCAGTACATACCTAACCCGGCTACATGGCTTAATCAAGGCCGCTGGGAAGACGAACTGCCGACAAATGAAGCAGCTAAGGGCGTTGTTGCGCACAGCGAAAAGGTCAGTGTGCAGCAGCTTGAAAGCCTTAAGGAAATCTACAGGAAAGTAAAAGGGGAACAACGATGAACGATAACAAGCATGGCTTTAAAGCCTATGACCCCGGACTCATATGCAGGGGTTATCAGTACGAAGAAGGCAAAACCTACAAGAAAAACGGGCACGGTGTGTGTGTCGGCGGTGTGACGCATTATTGCGTTAATCCGTTTGATGTGCTGAACCATTACCCGCTGGTGCGCGAAGATGGCAAGTTCAGCGATTTTACAACCGTAGAAGCTATCGATGAGCCGGTTACCGATGACGGACGAAAGTTTGCCACAAGCACTATCAAGATCGGCGTAAAACTCGGCTTTGCCGGTTTTATCAAGGCTTGTATTGATTTTGTATGCGAGAAAACGATAAAAAATATGCCGAGTGATAAAGTCAGCTCAGGCGGCTACGCGCAGATAGGCAGCTCAGGCTACGCCGCGAAGATAGGCAGCTCAGGCAACGCCGCGCAGATTGATATTTTCGGCAACGACAGCGTAGGCGCTGCTATTGGCATTGGCAGCATCATAAAAGGCGTAGTCGGCAATTGGATAACGCTTGCGGAGTGGGTATACGACAACGATAAGAAGCGCCATATCCCAGTTTGCGTTAAATCAGCACAAATTGACGGCGAAATAATAAAGGCTGATACATGGTATAAACTCTCAGACGGCGAATTTGTTGAGGTGGCCGATGAATAAATACACGATCATCATAGCGCAGGTGTGCGCCGTTCTGCTGGCGCTGATAATGCTGATATTGCTTGCGATAGACGGCGGCGTAATAGAAGCCGACGCGGATGGCGTTCCGCCCGAAGTTGATACGAACGGTCTATGTGTCGTGGAAATCGCAGAACCCGCAGAACCGGAGTACGAAATGTATTTCACCGAGGCCGACGTGATAGCCCTTGCACAAATGCTGTACGGCGAGGCGAGGGGCTGCACGGTAGACAATCAGGCGAAATGCGTATGGTGCGTACTTAACCGCGTGGATGATGCACGCTTTCCCGATACCATTATCGGCGTTGTGTCCGCGCCGGGGCAGTTTTACGGCTACAGCCCCGATTTTCCTGTGCTGGACAGGCTGTACGCCGTGGCGCTGGACGTGCTCACGCGCTGGAGCATGGAGAAGCAGGGCGCGGATGTGGCAAGGGAGCTTGAAAAGAACGCTGTCTTTTTCACCGGCGACGGTATTCAGAATTGGTTTAGGAGCGTGTATTGAATGAAAGTTCTTATAGCCTGTGAGGAAAGCCAAACTGTATGCAAGGCTTTCCGCGCAAAGGGGTACGAAGCGTACAGTTGCGATATCCAAGAACCATCTGGCGGACATCCAGAGTGGCACATACTCGGCGACGTGCTCAAAGTCTTAAATGGCGGCACGATAATCACGATGGACGGACAAGCTCATGAGATTGGCAAATGGGATTTGATGATAGCTCATCCACCTTGTACATATTTGAGTAACGTTGCCGGGATTCATTTTTCGCTAAAATATACCCCCGCTGAAAAAGTAATAGCAAGATGGCGTAAACGTGCTTGTGCTGCTGTGTTTTTCATGCAGCTTCTGACAGCAAATGCTGACAGGATAGCGATAGAAAACCCTGTAGGATTTATGAACACCGCGTTCAGAAGTGCTGATCAGACGATTCACCCATATATGTTTGCAGAATCTGTAGACGATGCGGAACAATATGTTACCAAAGCTACGTGCCTTTGGCTCGTAAATCTGCCAAAGCTTAAAACCAACGGATTGCCTAAGCCAGATAACGGAAAGCTTTTCGGCAAATTTCCGAGCGGAAAAAACCGCACATGGGAGGATACATATAGCAGGAGTGCGAAAGTTCGGAGCAAAACATTTCCCGGCATAGCCAAAGCAATGGCTGAACAGTGGGGAGGAGTAATATGACTGATACTGATCTTTTAATCCAAAACCTACGGCGCGAAAACGAAGTGCTGAGAGCGGAGCTTGAATGGGAAGGTAAAGAAATCATGCGTTTACGAAGCCAACTTAAAATGCAGTGGATTCCGTGCAGCGAGAAGTTGCCCGAGGAATGGATTGACGACGACGATAACACCTACATCAACTATCTGATTTATATGCCCTATTTCAAAGCAGCAGGTGTCGGGGTATATAACGCTGACGAAGAAAGTTGGCTTTTCAGGGGCGTAGAAGTAAAAGTAAGCCACTGGATGCCGCTGCCGGATGCGCCGAAGGAGAAGTAAAAAATGAAAACGATAAAGAGGAGCACATTGCGCGAGCTTGCAAGGATTGTTCGGGGATGTGCAAGAACCGGCGATGTAGAGTTATTGTTTGCAAAAAATGAGACAGCGAGAAAACTTGCAACACAAGCCTACGGAAAGATTGATGCGTGGCCAGCATTTGCAGACTTTGTGTATTCGGTGGTAGGAGTATATGCTTTGTATCCTGAGTGCACGGACGAGGAGTTTGAGGAGCTTTTCAAGTGGCTCGGCTTCGAGATCGAGGAGGGAGAAGATGGCGACAAAAATGATCTGTGACCGCTGCGGCGCGGAGATAAACCCAAAGAGCTCCGTGATCTACGCAGGAATGCGGCGGCTTAAAATGGACATGAACGATACCGACTACGATCTGTGCGTTTCGTGTGCGCACGAGCTGCGAGTGTGGCTTAGCGGAAAGGAGAGTGACAATGGCTGAATGCATAGACCGGGAAGCGCTGTTAGATGACATCGAACAATCGGTGGTATATACGGCAAGAGGAAAAATAACGAGCGCAGAAATGCGAGGCGCTCACAAAATTATCGAGCGCATTAAGTGTGCGTCTGCTGTCGAGCCTATTTATATTCACGAACTGACAAAAAGCGAATTCAAGCGCATGGCGGCACAGATGGGCTATGAGCAGGTGGTGCATGGGCAGTGGATTATCGGTGCTGATGATGACAACTTTGATGTAAAATGCCCAAAATGTGGATGGACTGATATCTTTGAAGTCGCCGGAATCGCCGCTGTGGAAAGAATCGCTAAAACCATGCATTATTGCCTGAACTGCGGTGCTCGAATGGACGGAGGTGTGAATGATGAGAAACTGGACGCTGCGCCTACGGTTGATGCTGTAGAAGTTGTGCGGTGCAAAGACTGCGAACACGCCGAACGGTATGAGCGGGCAGATGGAACCGCAGGCTATTACTGTGGCCACCCGCAAAACAGCTTTACCTATGGCGAGCGCTGGGATCGCGTATTCAAGCCGGTAAAAGAGACAGACGGTTTTTGCAGCTATGGGGCAAGAAAGGATGAGGAAAATGGCTGAATACATAGACAGAGATGCGATATATACGGCATTTGCGAATGCTTGTACAGACGTACTCGAAAGAGCATCCGAAATTGATTATATTGCTGGCTTTAGCTATGAACTCGTTATAAAAATACTGGACAATATACCTACCGTCAACGTCGCGCCTATAAAGCGGGGACAATGGGAATGGTTTGACGAAGATACAGGAACACCGATTACAGGCTATGAAAGAGAATGGGGCTGGCGTTGTTCTCGTTGCAAGCATGAACTGCCGGACGATTACGACGATCCTGATTATCGCCCGATGTTAGACTATTGCCCCTATTGCGGGGCAAAGATGGACGGAGGTGACAGCGATGGATGAAACAAGTATAGATAAACTCAGCGGTGCAATGTGTGATTTTCTGAGCAATGTTATCCACATTGCCGACGAGGACAACTACGAACGAGACAGCTTCGTAAAGGCAAGTGCAGAAATGTTCAAGATGATGACGGAAATCAGCACATTTGAAAATTTCGAGGTCAAAGATAGGCAAGTGCGCTGCAAGGACTGCGAATACAGCTACGACGAAATAAGTTATCTGTGCTGTTCGCACGGTGTTTGCGTTGATTGTGAAGTACCGCCGAATTTCTATTGCGCAGAAGGGAAAAGAAAGGAGCCTGACTAATGACAGCAGCAGAAGCAATAAGTCGCCTCCAAGGCATTCTAATAAATAATAATCAATTAGAGGAAGCAGACATGGACGCAATGTGTATGGCAATAAACACCCTTAACAGGCAAACACCAATAAAGCCGGTAAGCCAGATGAAGTTCGGCAAATATGGTACAGTTATCGGCCTGTGTCCTACCTGTGGCTGTGGGAATAATTCTGAATACCCGTACTGTAGTGAATGTGGGCAGGCGCTGGACTGGAAAAATAAAAAGGAGGATAACAAAAATGGGATCAAGACGAATTTCTAACGCTACAAATGAAAAGATCATAACGCTGATGTCAATCGGCAAGACGGCTACACTCCGTGACGGCGTTGAAAGCGTTAAAACGACGATAAGAAAGGGGAGGAATTGATAATGAGATTTATCTACACAGACTATATGCCTAATCAGTTTGCCATACTGCCTGCTATTGGCGTTATAAAAAGGCAGAACGGCATATATCGTTACCCTTACCGCCTTAGCATTATATGGGGCTTTTGGGGTATCAGTTTTGGCTTAGGGAAAGCTATAGATTGGAAGGGAACTGACAATGCGCACACGTGAAAAAACCAAGCGCTGCATTTATAGCGATAGCTGCTTTAAATGCCCGCTAAGCGATTGCAGGATGAACACACCGGCACAGTTGAATTGCCTGCCGCTGGACTTTGAACCGTATACAAAGCAATTTAAGGTGGGGAAAGCACATGAGTAGAAAACAATCGGGGTTTGCAAAGCGTATACGGCGCGAATTCGACATAGAGATGCAGCTTTATGTGAATAACCGTATGCAGATGGCCGAAGACGCGGCGTTTATGGCGGCTAATGATATTTTGGGGTTGGGCGCTGGACGCGCTAAGGCGTTCGGCGAAAGATTCGTTATGTATGTAAACGAAATTGCCGAACTGTTCGTAGAAGACAGCGTGGGCGATAAAAGCCTGGAATATTCAAAAACCGTCCTTGACCGGCGCATCCGTGAAATAGTGGGCGAGGATAACTTCTCGCCCTTTGATGAAAGGTATGGTAGGCGATAATGGCTAAAAACGTAGGCTGGGAAGCCAAAAGCAACCATGACGGCAGCTACACGGTTACCGTTAACGGCAAACAATATTATTGTGCAGATACGCATGAATTTCTGCACTTTTTAGAAGATATCGGCGAAAGGTGGGAGGACAGTGAAATTCGAAAAGGATGAACGCCGCGAGTTTTCTACCGGCGCAGTGAGAGATAAGGCCGACGGGAAAGGGCGCTATGATTTGCTGCCGTGGGGGGCGATACACGCCCTTGCACAGCACTGTGAACGCGGTGCTATCCACTATGGGGAAAGGAACGTAGATCGAGGAATACCCCAGCACAGCTTGATAGACAGCGGCATACGGCATCTTAGCCTGTACATACAGGGCGACGCGGAAGCGCATCACCTTGTAGCGGCGCTGTGGAATATAGCGTGGGCTGTGGAGCAGGAAATAAAACGGCCTGAAATGGTTGATTTGCCCGAACGCGGCGAACATTCGGGCATAGCATTTTGAAAGGAATTACAAGCAAGGAGGAAGGAAAGCAAAATGAAGATCTACATAGCCGGAAAGATCACCGGTGAGCCCAATTACAAAGAGAAATTCAATATCGCCGCGAAGAGCCTTGAGGCGCAGCGACATATCGTATTAAATCCTGCTGAGCTGCCGGAGGGCATGCTCCCAGCAGACTATATGCGCATCTGCTTCGCAATGATAGATACGGCCGACGCGATCTACCTGCTTAAGGACTGGAGTAGCAGCTTCGGCGCTTCTATCGAGCGGGGCTACGCAATGTATACCGGCAAGCAAACACTTACTGAAGGAGTAGAAACATGAAAGGACTACTATATAAAATCCGCCTATGGCTGTTAGATGTTCTCGGCGGTGTGCCAAAGCCGCATTATGATTATTTGCACGGCCTGCTGCGTAGCGAACGCAAAGACTTCGATGCACTGTGCCACGATTACAATGAAGAAATAGAAAATTACCGCATAGCCGTCCGTGAAATCTGCCGCCGCAGTGAAAACACCTATTACGACTGGTGCTGCGATCAGTGCGCTTGCGACTGCGATAAGCGTAACGGCTGGTGTAACGATTTTGAACCTGTGCGCTATGGAAAGTGACTGCCGTAATTGTCCGGATCGGACTGTGAAATGCCATGCAACGTGCGAACGGTACAAGGCGTTTTGCGAAAGAAACGAAGCTATCAAGGCCGCACGGCGTGAAGATGGTTCAGCAAAGGGCATATTGGTTGCTGGCTACATAAAACGAGCTACGGCCGTGCGGACGAAAACACATAAAATGGTGTGGAGGTATCGCGGGACATGACGCAGAATGAAAGAATACTCCGGCATTTGAGAGATAACGGCAGCATAACACCGCTGGATGCGCTATCGGAATATGGCATAATGCGGCTTGCGTCGCGTATATCTGATTTGCGCAGCAGGGGCTATGATATATCGCGTGAAATGGTGCTGGGGCGCAACAGATACGGCGAGGCGACAAGGTACGCAAGGTATACGCTGGGGAGGGATGGCGGTGGCTGATTATGGCGATTATAAAGTGCTGTGCCCGTTTTGGTCGAAAGGCTCGGCGCGAGAAAACAAAATATTCTGCGAGGGCTTTTGCCCGGATGCACGGTTGCAGCTATGGTTTAAAGGAAATGAGAAGAAGCGTAAGGCATTCATTGAAAAATACTGTAGTAATAGTTATGCCATGTGCCCGGCGTACAGGATCACGGAAGCCAAATACAACGAAAGAGGGTAGCGCATTATGCGTTACCCTTTATTTTTGTGGTAGGGGTGGAGTTACATTATATGCCCTTCGTGTTTCATAATGATGATATGGATATTTGGGATGATATTAAAACCGAATACATAACTACGGGCATCGGTACACGGCCGCTTGCTGCAAAATATAAGGTATCGTACAGTACCTTGCGCAAACGTGCGGCGAGGGAGCAGTGGGCGCAGGAAAGGGCGCAGTTTAGGACGCAGAGGGGTGCAGACCGTGTGCAGGCACAGCGAGAGATAGAATATCAGGAATACAAGAGCCTATTAGAGGCCGCTGGGCTGCTTTCAAGCAAGATATGCAGCGCCGTAGCGCAGATAACGGACGAGGATATATTGAAAGATAAACGCGGCTTACGCAGCCTTACAGGGGCTATGAAGGACTTGGCCGATATTCAGGGCGTGAAGAGCGATGCGGACAAGCGCGAGCAGGAGGCGCGGATCAAAAACCTTGAACGCCAGGCAGCGCCGGATGCACAGCCGGAGCCGGTGCGTGTGATAATCGCCGGCGCGGACGGCTTTTGCAGTAAGTAGCTATGCCGGAATACTATATTGATTATTTAAGCCCTACGCAGAGCGAGTTTTTATCCGCTGCTGCAAAGTATGTTTTCTTCGGCGGTGCGCGAGGCGGCGGCAAAAGCTTTGTAGTGCGTGTGGCCGCTGTGCTGTATTGCTTCAAATACCCCGGCATAACGTGCATGATAGTACGTAAAACGTACCCCGAATTGCAGGAAAATCACATTGTGCCGCTGACAAATGACCTGAAATGCTATCACGCAGATAAAAAAGAGCGTTTGGCATCGTACAACGATCAGAAGAAAGTTATTACTTTCCCGAACGGCAGCCGCATTTTATTCCGATACTGCGATACGGATAAGGATGCGGAACGCTTTCAGGGTACTGAAACGGACATTTTGTTTATTGATGAGGGCACACACCAAACCGAGGAACGTTTTCGCAAGCTGACGGCCTGTGTGCGCGGCGCGAATGACTTTCCGCACCGCATTTATGTTACCTGCAACCCCGGCGGTGTAGGGCATGCATGGGTGAAGCGGCTGGCGATAGATAAACAGTACAAAGGCAAGGAAAGGGCGGAGGACTACGTATTCATTCAAAGCAAAGTAACGGATAACAAGCCGCTGATTGACGCTGATCCCGATTACATACGCAATCTCGAGGCGCTGCCGCCTAAGCTGCGCAAGGCGTGGCTCGAGGGTGAGTGGGACATATTCGAGGGAGCATTCTTTGAGGACTTCTGTGCAGCGCCCGACAGATCGCTGTGCGAAGAGACCGGAATAACGCCCGAAGAGGCAATAGAGCAGCGCAAATACACGCATGTTATACCGGCGTTTGATCTGAACTCCGGGCAGGCTCGCGGCTGGACGATATACAGATCATACGATTTTGGCTATAACAAGCCGTTTAGCTGCGCGTGGTGGGCTATCGATTACGACGGTATACTTTATCGCATATTGGAGCTGTACGGCTGCAAGGAAAATGCGCCGAACGAGGGCGTTAAGTGGACACCGGACGAGCAGTTTAAGCGCATTAAGGAAACGGAAGATACACACCCGTGGTTAAAGGGCAGAAAGATATTGGGCGTGGCAGACCCGTCGATATGGGATGTGTCGCGCGGCGTATCTGTTGCAGAGACCGCCGAGAAGTACGGCGTATACTTTGATCCCGGAGACAATAAGCGGCTTCCGGGCTGGATGCAGTGCCATTATAGGCTGCAATTTGACACAAACGGCTTTCCGCGCATGTATGTATTCGATAACTGTAAGGACTTTATACGCACGATACCGCTTTTGATGTACGACGAGCACAAGCCGGAGGACTTGGACACCACGCTTGAAGATCATATTGCCGACGAGTGGCGCTATATGTGCATGGCACGACCAATAGAGCCGATAATACCCGAAAAACCGCGCGAGATCATTTCCGATCCGCTCAATCAATTTAAAAAGGATGGATATAAAGCAAATGGATATCACTAATCAGTATGATCCGCTCCGCGCGGAGGTTGCGAATGCGCCCGAACAGGCAAACGCCGAGACTGCCGCGCAGATAATGGGCGTTAAAGCGATAGGCGAGCAGCAGATAAACGAGCTTATGCAGGTGCTTACAAAGTACCGCGCAGGCAAAAATTCCGTCGACAGCCGCATTATAGCCGCTGAAAACTGGTGGAAGCTGCGCAACGATGTTGAAGAAGACAAGGCAGGGCATGAAAAGCCCGGCTTCAGATCAAAAAGCGGCTGGCTGCACAATGTTATCACCAACAAACACGCCGACGCTATGGACGCATACCCCGAACCGAACATACTGCCGCGTGAGCAGGGCGATAAGCTTGAGGCGGCTATGCTTTCAAAGATAATCCCCGTCGTGCTGGAAAAGAACCAGTTTGAAACTACATACAGTAAAGTGATGTGGTCGAAACTAAAAACCGGCACGGGCGTTTACAAGGTCATTTGGGATAAGAACAAAATGAACGGCTTAGGCGATATCAGCGTTGAGAAGTGCAACATTCTAAATCTGTTCTGGGAGCCGGGCGTTGAGGATATCCAGCAGTCGAAATATTTCTTCGAGGTGGATTTTCAGGATGAGGACGATGTGCGCGAGATGTTCCCGCTCGAACTGCCTGAGGGTAAGCAGATACCGCATGACTTTATAACAAGCAAATTCCGCTATGACGATCATGTTGATACCACAAGCAAAGTGCCTGTTATCAGCGCGTACTACCACAAAAACGGCGTGTTGCACTACATTCTGTTTGTGCCCGGCACTGTGCTGTACGCGACGGAGAACGATCCCGAAAGGATGCTCACGGGCTGGTACGATCACGGCAAGTACCCGTATGTGTTCGATGCGCTGTTCCCCATAGAGGGCAGCCCATGCGGCTACGGCTATGTAGATTTGTGCAAAGCGCCGCAGACGGAAATCGATATTTTGAAAACTGCGTATGTTGAAAATGCCATGGTAGGCGCAAAGCCGCGATACTTCAAGAAAGCAAACTGCGGCGTGAACATAGAGCAGTTTACAAATCTTAATGAATCCATTGTAGACGTTGAGGGCAGCCTTTCCGAGGATAATCTTGCACCGATAACGCATGATAACCTTGACGGTAACTATATTGAGATGCTGCAGCTTAGTATAAACGAGCTGCGTGAGACCTCCGGCAACACGGAGACGGCGACGGGCACAACATCAAGCGGCGTTACGGCCGCATCGGCGATAGCGGCCTTGCAGGAGGCAAGCGGCAAGGGCAGCAGAGATAGCACCAAAGGCAGCTACAGGGCGTACAGCGAGGTAAACTACCTTGCAATAGAGCTGATACGGCAGTTTTACGATGCGCCGCGACAGTTCCGCATTCTCGGCGATGGTGGGCAGGAGATGTTTTTAAGCTACTCCAACGAGGGCTTACAGCCTCAGTCGCAGACGTTCAGCGGCTATGATATCGGCAGCCGCATCCCGGAGTTTGATATACGCATTGTGCCGCAAAAGCGCACGGCGTACACGAAGATGTCGAACAATGAGCTTGCTTTGCAGTTTTACGGCCTGGGCTTTTTCAATCCGCAGCAGACTGATCAGGCGCTTGCATGCCTTACGATGATGGATTTTGATAGCATAGATGATATGCGTAAAACCATTAAGCAGAACGGAACACTGTTTGAACGCTTCAATACCCTGCTGCAGGTATCGGCAATGTTAGCGGCAAAGTGCGGCGACGCGAGATCGCTTGCACAGATACAGATGCTTGCGCAGCAGTCCAACGTGCAGATGCCTACAGTACAGGTAACGGGAATGCCAGCCGAAGAACCGGCAAACGGCAGGGAGCATGCACAGGTAAGCAATGCCAGAGCGCAGACGAGAGAGGCGGCAATGCCCGACGGAGGTGCGGCAACATGATAAATATATCTGTAAAAAGCAAAGAGAATATGATAGAGATATGTGCTCAAGGCCACGCAAACGCCGCGCCGAAGGGCGAGGATGTTGTCTGCGCGGCGGCGACGATACTTATACGGACGCTTGCGAAAACGCTTGAGGCAGCAGTGCCCAATATGGTAAAGACCGATGTTTCGAACGGCAAAGCAGATATAACGGTAACGGGCTATGATCCCGTGGCGGCTGTTACAATCGAGACTGTATGCACAGGTTTCAGGCTTTTGCAGGCGCAATATCCCGAACATATAAAAATTTTTGCAGGAAAATAAAAAAAGTGGCTAAGGGTGGAGTGACATGCTCCGCCCCTTTTTTATTATGCTTAAAGCGTGGACGCGGAACTTGAGTTATTCGTTGTTCACCTCCTTTAAGAGCCGCCCCGGCAGACGGCGGCATGAGTAGTCTGCCAAACCTTTTTCCCCCGGACGGGGTGTCTCCCCCTTCGCCCCGTCCACTTTTATATACCGCTTTAGTTTAACGGTAAAACGCTCGGAGAGATAGAGATGCAGGTTCGAGCCCTGCAGGCGGTACGACGGGTTCGCCCACCTACGGGCAAATAAATAGGAGGCATGTAAATGCACAACAAATTCAAATGGCTGCAGCTTTTCGCGGACGGTACCGGCGAGGGCGGAGCAGCCGGTTCGGGCGTTACTTCACCTGCCGACGCCGGGCAGGACACGGGCGTAAATGCGTCTGCCGTCGCCGGACAGACAGTTGAGCCGACTCAGGCGGACAGGCTCAGAGAGCTTGGAGTGCCGGAGGCAAAGCTTAAACGGGCGAAATACAGTCAGAAAGCTGCGCCGCAGAAGCAGCAGGAGACTACAGCGCAGGCCGCCGCTGCGGAAACACAGGAAGTCACAGAGGAAACCAAGGACACCGCAAAGAGGCTCAGTTGGGATGAGATCATGGCAGACCCCGAATATAACGGGGAGATGCAGAAGGTAGTAAAGGCCGCAAAGGAAAAGCTCAAAACGTCGGCTGAGGGGCTTGAAAAGCTTGCACCGGCCATTCAGCTTATTGCGAAGAAATACGGAGTTGATGCATCGGACTACGACGCTGTTTCAAAGGCAGTCGTGGATGATGATGCATACTACGAGGAACGCGCAATGGAGCTGGGCGTTACCACCGATGTCGCAAAGCAGCTTGATAAATCGGAGAAAATGATGCGAGCCGCCGAGGAGCAGCAGCAGAAGTTTATCAACGAGCAAAAGCTCATGGAGCATATCGGAAAGCTTAACAGGCAGGCTATCGAATTGCAGCAGAAGTACCCTGATTTTAACCTCGGCAAGGAGCTTAACAACCCTACCTTCGCACGGCTTACCGCGCCTGACCTCAACCTCCCGCTTGAGGACGCTTACGAGCTTGTCCACCGAGAGGAAATCAAGGAGAACATAAGGCAGGCAGCGCTAAAAGCGTCGATACAGCAGGTTTCAAATGCGGTGCAGTCCAATAAAAACCGCCCCAATGACGGTGTGAGCAAGTCCTCTAACGCTTCCGTTCAGACGTTTAATTACCAAAACGCCACGAAAGCACAGCGAGAGGCACTAAAAGCCCGGATAAGATCGGGCGAAAAAATATTCCCCGGTCAGCTTTAAGCGCCCCGTCGTTTCTGCTCGTGGCACAGCTATGAAAGGAAACGATAAATGATTGATTTTAATTGGCTGCAGCTTTTTGCAGATGCAGGAACCGTTGTTAATACCCTTGTAAACAATGGCACTTCTAACTACACCAACGCATACACCGGCGACGCTGTTGCCGCAAACCCCAGCACCAACACTCTCGCGCCGGAGCTCAAGACCTTTTACGATACTGAGCTGCTGGAAAATGCACGAACCGAGATGTTTTACGCGCAGTTTGGCCGCAAGCAGCGTCTGCCGAAAAACGGCGGAACTACTATTGAGTGGAGAAAGTTCAACACCTTTGATCGCGCAAGTGAACTCAAGGAGGGCGTAATCCCCACCGGCCAGCAGTTTGGCTCTTCGAGCCTTACCGCATCCATCTCGCAGTACGGCACTTACACCTCCATTACCGATAAGCTTGAAATGCGAGCCTATGATAACGTCATCCTCGCGGCAACCGAGGAAATGGGCGCATCCGCTGCGGCAACGCAGGAAACCCTTATCCGTAATGCGCTGCTTGTCGGTACTAACGTAATGTACTGCGATAATATCGACGCTGACGGAAACAAGCTTTCTACGCCTACCACACCGGCAACCATGGGCGCAGGCGGCAGCACTGCCGGTACGGGCGGCGCTTCGACTCCTGATGGCTGGGCGCTGCTTACCCCCACCATGGTAAACAAGGCCGTCACCAAGATGAAGAAAGACCGCGTTCCTCGTATCAACGGTAAGTATTATGCGGTTATCCATCCCTCTGTTGCGTATGATCTGCGCCAGTCCAAGGAGTGGATAGAAGTACATAAGTATGCCGCTACCGGCGAGATATTCAACGGCGAGATCGGCGAGCTGCACGGCTGCCGCTTCATTGAGGACACCTTCGCTCCCATTCTCGGCGGCAGCTACATCTACTCCGGCAGCACTACCTATAAGAACAAGTCCAACGGCGTTACCTATGCCACTTACTTCTTCGGCAAGGACGGCTTTGGTATCGTTGATCCTGAAGGCGGCGGCCTTGAAATGATCATCCACGACAAGGACGAGATCGGCGGTCCGCTCAATCAGTTCAGCACCATCGGCTACAAGTTTGAAACCAACGGTGCTACCATCCTGTACCCGGAGCGTGTGCTCCGTGTAATGTCCGTCAGCTCGTACTCTGCGACTGACGAGGAAAACAAGTAATCCGGCAAGGGGAGGGGATATCCCCTCCCTCCCGTGAAAGGAGACAATATGGCAAACACCAAGAAAACGGAAGCAGAAGATAAGATTGAGGTTTCAGAAGCAGAAGATAAGATTGAGGTTTTTATACCTCGCGGCGACAGGAACAGCGATCCGAACAAGTATGTTTCGGTAAACGGCAAGAATTATCTGCTTCCCAAGGGCAAAACATCCCTTGTGCCCAAATGCGTAGCGGACGAGATCGAGCGAGCCAACTACGCACAGCGCATGCTTGATGAGAGCATAGATGCGCTTAAATTCAATAATGCGTAACGGCGGACACGCCATTAACACAAAAACAGCACAGCCGCCTGCAATGGCGGCTGTTTTAATAGGAGAATTACGACATGACAATTGCCGAAGCTATAGATTTAACCGATAAGCTCACACCAAATGCATACGATGAAACCGATAAGGTGCGCTGGCTGCTTGAGATAGACATGCTTATATACAACGATCTCGTAGCGACACACGAGGGTGTGGAAAGCGTCAGCAAGCCCGAATACACGGCAGACGATATTTCCGCTGTGCTGTTAGCTCCCGAACCGTACGCAGAGGATATATACGTTAACTTTCTGCAAGCCAAGATAGCGCAGCAAAACAGCGAGGACGCAAAGTACAACAAGGCAGTACTGTTTTACAACGATGGCTATACACGCTTTGCAAAGGCGTACAACGCGGCGCATAGGCCACTGCCGCAGGGTACGTATTTTAAGTTTTAGGAGGGGAAAATGCCTACCTACGTTACCATACCCGAAAGCAGTGCGGTTGAGATCGTTACAGATACTTTCGGAGGCTATAACCACAACCTCAAAATAGGCGACAGAGAGTTTTATGATATGAAAAATCTCACGTCGGACTATTACCCGCTCATGGGTAACAGAGATACGCGCAGCATCATTGCAGCCGGTGAATTTACATCGATATACGGCATGATAGCCGATGCCGATGCAAACCTCTATGTTGTGGGCAAAAAAAGCGCTGCTGAGCAAAACGCGGCGCTGTACAAGATATATCGCGGCACGGGCACATATGCCGCTATTAAAAAAATAGTGCTCACCGTGGACGGCACGGCGGACAGTTCAGCGGCCATATCCGCAAGCAATAAGCAGATGATGTTCTTTTCAAACAAGATCGTCATTTATCCGGATAAACTCAGCATCAAGGGAGAGAGCGGCACGGTCACGGATGAGACGGAAAATCACGAGTTTGAGCGGCTTTACAAGGAAATAAGCGTAACGGCAACAGCGGAAGCGCCGATAAAATTCACGCCCTGCGACGAGGACGGCGAAGCGGTGACTTTTACAAAGGCCGACACAGCACCGGCAGAGCCGAAAAACGGCGATCTGTGGCTTGATACGTCAAACGCCGAGGCGCTTGTGTGGAAAAAATACATTGCCGGTTCGTGGGCGAAAACGAGCGATATCAAATCCCGCGTCGTGCTGTCGATGGGCACAATGACCGAAAAAGAGATAGAGCGCAAGATAAGCATAGACTCAGGCGACTCGATAGAGATTTCCTTCACCGGCGCTGCATTCTCTGAGGGCGATAACTCGGCAAAATTCGAGGGCACACACACTCCAAACAAGAGAGTTATCCACAAAACGAACGAGACCATAACCGGCAACGGCGTAAAGTCGTATACAGTCGAACTCATCTATGTTTTTACCGATATAATCACCGGCGGATTTACGCAGACGGCGGGCAGTATAAAGCTTTACAGAGATGCTCCCGATCTTGATTTCGTGGTGCAGGCGCAAAACCGCATCTGGGGCTGCCGATACAGCTATGATGCAACGGAAGCGGCGGCGAAAACGAACGTAAACGAAATATACGCCTGCAAGCTGGGCGACGAAACGCGCTGGTCAACTTACAAGGGCATAGCGACGGATGCTTACAGAGCCTCGATAGGCACTCCGGGCGCGTTCACGGGCGCTGCAAACATCGGCGGCAACCTGATTTTCTTCAAGGAAAACTGCTATCACAAGGTGTATGTTTCCTCAGCCGGGGCACATCAGATAGTGGATAAGACCGTGCAGGGCGTTCAGACGGGGTGCAGCGGCTCGGTAGCTGTCATAAACGATGTTTGTTACTACAAGGCGCGAGGCGGCGTGATGGCCTTTGACGGCTCTCAGGCATATGACATAGGCGCACCGCTGGGAGATGTGTATTATGTCGCAGCAGAGGGCGGCAGCGCAAACGACAAGTATTATTTATCACTTAAGGACACAGCCGGAGTTTGGTCACTGTTTGTTTACGACACAAAGCGCGGCTTGTGGCACAAGGAGGACGAAAAGCACGCGCTCGCCTTCTTCTCGATAAATAATGAAACCTTCTTTGTCACAGAGGGCGCGGACGGCTGCTCGATAAACCTCGTTTCAAACTACACGAAGACCGGCAACTCTGAGCCGGAATTTGAATGGGAAGCCGTTACCGGCTTGCAGGGCTACAACTACACGGGGCAAAAGTACATAAGCCGCTTCAACCTGCGCATGATGCTGCCGAAGGGCTCGGAGATGCACATTTACATCGAATATGACAGTTCGGGCGTGTGGGAGCATCAGGGGCGTATAAAGGGCAGAGGTACGACCTCGTTCATGGTGCCGGTGAAACCCAAGCGCTGCGACCATTTCAGGATAAAGCTTGAAGGGCACGGCACGGTGCGCCTGTACAGTTTCAGTAAGCTGTTTGAAGGAGGGACAGATATCAAATGATAATAATACCCCAGCCGCCGCGAATATCCGGCACGAGCGAAGAAAAAGTGACGCAGCTTTACCGCTATACGGTCAGGCTCGCAGAGGAGCTTTCCGTTTGGCTGAATGTTGATGCAACAGGCACGGACAGCACGAGCACGACGACGGAGAGCAATGTCGTGATATCCGCAGTTTCTTCCGACAGCAACATAGCATTCGGCACGTTCTCAATGACATACGACACGGAGAACGAAACATCGGTGAGCGTGAGCTTCGGCAGCAAGGTGAAGTTTGCGGATAAGCCCGTTGTTATATGCTCACAGCCGTTTTCAGACCGAAACATAACGATAAAGTCAGACAACGTAAGCAAAACAGGTTTCACAGCCTCGCTCCCTAAAGTGGACAGCGCGGGCAGCGCCACGGTTATGTATATAGCCGCGGGCAAAGCACAGGATTAACGGAGGGCTAAATGGCTAAATTAAAATCATGGACAAATGAAAACGGCACTGTAATTACATACGAAAACGGCGTTAACTATAAAGCGCAAATGAACGAAGCAGAGGCCAAGGGAGATTGGGCGGCGTATGATGAGGCGTACAACAGGCGAAAAGCAAAAATAAACGGCGAAGGGCTAAACATCGCAGTCGGTGAAAACCCTTATGCAGGCGCGTCTAATGTAACTTACGGTAACGGAATTACTTACACTAGCGCCGCAGACTTAGGCCTTACCGCTGCGGCAAAGGCAGCGGCCGGAGACATAACCGGAGCAAGGCAAACAGAGCAGGCCAGAAACGAAAAAATCAACACGAACAACATGAATTTGCCGCTCACCAATAAATACGGCTCTTTCACCGAAACTGAGCGGCGCACGCCATCAACGGATTACAACTCTAAGTATTCCGAAGATTTGGATAAAATTCTCGGTTCAATTACCGATGCAATAACTAATGCTCCGACTATTTCCATGCCGGGGTATTCGGCACCGACGTATAATCCGCAGTATGATGCGCAGATAGACGAACTTTTGAACAAGCTGCTCAACCGTGAGGAATTTAGTTACAACGAAGAGCTTGACCCGCTGTATCAGCAGTATAAAGACCTATACACCAAGCAAGGGCAGCTTGCAATGGAGGATACAATGGGGCAGGCGGCGGCTCTCACAGGCGGCTATAGCTCGACCTATTCACAGGCCGTAGGACAGCAGATGTACAATGCGTATCTGCAAAAGGTAACGGAGATGTTGCCCGAGTTCTACGACAGAGCATATGGCAAATATCGTGATGAAGGTCAGGATATGAAAGACCTCTACGGCATGTACATTGACCGCGATCAGGTCGATTTCCAGCGCTATCAGCAGGAGGTCGCAAACGCACAGGCGGCATATCAGGCGGCTGCGGCTGCGGCAAGCATGGCGTATCAGCAGCAGCAGGATAACATAAGCAACCTCGGCAACCTGTATGGCCTCGTTTCCGGCGCGGATGCAACGGACTATGAGCGGTTCCTCAACAACTGGAACATGAACAACACGCTTGACCAGCAGGAATATAACAAGCTGATCGACAAGTGGAATCAGGACATGCAGCTGAATGAGAGCAATTACAACAGGCGACAGGACACCCAGAAGCTTGCACAGAGTCAGATTGACGCAATCATTGCGGCCGGCGGCACGCCCTCTCAGGCGCTTATAAGTGCATCGGGCTATGACCCGTCGTATATCAACTCCCTCATGAGCTACTATCAGCAGCAGGCGGCGGCGCAGAGCTCCGGCAGAAGTAGCGGCAGCTCAGGCGGCGGCGGCGGTGGAAGCAAAAAGAAAGCCGCTGCAGAGCCAACAATAACTAATCGCAACGGTGATGGCTGGGTCTATGTTCCCGGACTTGGCAGAATGACTTATTACGAGCTCGAAAGCAAGGTCAATTCCGGGGAGGTCAAAGAGACAAAGAACAAAAAGGCCAATACTATAACTTATAGAAAAAAACAATAGTGGAGGCTGGGAGGTTAGTAAATGGCAAGTGATTTTCTCAAAAACAAAGCAAAAAAGCAGAAAGAGGAATACCGGGAGAAATACAACGCGGCGGTAAAACAGCGTGAAGCACGAATTCAGACAAAGGGCTTAATGGCCAATAACCCGGCGTATGTATACACGAAAGCATACGGCGACGGAACGACCGGCGCGGCGGCAAATAAGGTTATAAAGAGAGCGGCAAGCGCAAGAGATGCTATAGCCGCCTCTGATGATGCGATAACGCGGAATAACCCCGCATACTCTTATTTACAAAGAGAGGGTGCAACGACCGTCACACGCGGCAGCGACGCGATAACCGAAAATCCGTCAAGCGTAGAATGGTACAAGAAAATATTGCGCGGCATAGACACAGGTCTAACGAGCTTCGGACAGTCGCTTACCTCCCTTGCCGATGTTGTAACCAGCCTCGGTGACGAGAGCGGCGGTCCTCTGCAGGAACTTTGGTACATGTTCGGCGGCGACCGCATAATGCAGGATAACCCCGTTAAGGCACTCAATAAGCTCGGGCAAAGCGAGGTAGATTACAGAAGCAGACATAACGCATCATTGCAAGATGATCCGTTTTACAAATACAGCGCAATGCTCGGTGAGACAATTCCGATGCTCGTACCGTCTATTATGACCGGCGGCGCGACGGCTTTTGGCGAGGCGGCGGGCGCTGCGTCGGAGCTGGCGGCAACTTCAAAAGTCGGGCAGACGGCCTCCAACCTTGGCAAGACCTATGAGCTGGCGAAAAACTCGCTTAAAAACCTTGCCTCAAGGCCGGACGCGCAAACTATATTCGGCTCGGTGCTCGGCTCAAGCTACGACGAGGCAAAGCAGGACGGCGCGGATGACGGTCAGGCGCTTACATATGCGATTTTAAACGGCGTTGCCAACACCGTTACGGAGCTCGGCGGTGCTGATACTGCGTTAGGTGGTTTGCAGAACCTCCCGTCGTGGCTCAAGAATGCCATCGAGAAAGGCGATAAAAGCTTGCTCCTTAACTATGCTAAGAGCGTTGGCGAAGAAGCGAGTGAGGAACTTATACAGGGCATTTTGGGCAGAGGCTTTAAGAGCCTGTACTCGGATGTGCCTTTGTATGATCCCGACAATGAGAACTCTATTATTAACCCCGAGGCAGCGATAGACGAGGCGACCGGCGCGGCAGTTGTCACTACGCTGCTGGGCTTGCCTACTGTCGGCATAAATGCGCAGCGCAGAGCAAGACAGAACAGAAACGCGAAAGACGTATATGGCAATTCACAGCAGGAGCTTGTCAATGAGGGCTTACAGAGCGATCAGAGCTCGGAAAGCTACGAGCTTGCGCAAAAGTATAACGAAAAACTCAGCGAGGGCAAAAAGCTCAGTGGCAATGAGCTGTATAAACTGGCTAAAGCTAATGAGGATGCGATAACTCAGGAACAGACAGTGCAGAGTGCCGCTCCGATTGAGACAAATACTCCCGAGATAGATGTTCCCGAGATCACTGACACTGCTGTACGCTCTGATATACCATATGCCGCAATGCAGCGGAACGCCCCGATAACGGCGCAGACCTACAATGCACCCATCAATTTCGGAGGTATTCAGCAAAGTACTCAGATACAGAGCAGTGTTAAAAACCTGTCGGCAAAATATAATGTCTCGGATGAGCTTATAGGCAGAGTATACAATCTCAATCCGACAGCGCCGCAGGCGTTTGAAATGGCGTTTGATGCTGTGTATCAGATGGGGCAGCAGGGCACGGACAAGGCCGCGCTCGGCAAAGTGCCCGTGCTGAACCGTGCACAGGCGGAGATAGCCTATAACATGGGTGCATCTACAACTCAGGCGGCGGTTGACAATGCAACTGTGCAGAGCGATAATGTAAGCACACAGGGCAATAATCAAGTAAGCAACGCAGTAAACAACACAATTCAGGAGGTAAACAATAATGGAGTACGTCTACGCGACAGCAGCCAACGGCTTAACGGTCAGAATACCGAAGGACAAATACCCTCAGTGGAAAGAGGCACAGTCGAAGCTTACACCGGAACAGATAGCGGCAGACAAAGCGGTTATAGCGCAGCTCAAGGCAAAGCTGGGCAAAAAGTAGTCTATAACGGCGTAGAGCAAGAGAACGTCTACTACTCCGGAGAGGACACCGAGAGCATGAAAAAAGGCCGTGAGCTTGCAAGAAGCTACGGCTATAACGTCACATATTTCGAGGGCGGCAATATCAAGGACAGCGGCGGCGAGTTCAGAGGCATGGTCGATACCGAGAGCAAAACCGTTATGGTGCGTTCAGACCATCCCGACATATCCGCAGAGCAGATAATGCGCCACGAGATGGGACACGCGGCAATCGCACAGGGCGATATAAGTCTTGACGAGCTGCGCAGTGCCATGCTTTCAGACCTTTCGGAGAAAGAGCTTAGCAGCGCGGTCGAGGTCTACAGACACGCATACGGCGACACGATAAGCGAGGCTGAGGCGTTTGAGGAAATGTGCTGTGACGCGCTGGGCAAGATAAACATCTTCGCCGGAACGGAGCACGACAGCGCAAACTACGGCAAGGTGCAGGAGAGTTTCCGCAAGCACACCGCCGAGACTTCGAACAAAGGCAGAGCACCGCCGAAGGGCAGGGTTATGTTCTCGCGGCAAGCAGAAGATAAGTATTTTGCCAGACAGATAGACCAGTGGGACGGCAAAGACCATGGCGGTGCATTCAGAGTCGGCGGAGTTTCTGAACCGCTGTTGAAAGTAGGAATACCAAATACAGATATTTGGTTCGACCAAAGTAAGGCCGCAAAACAACTTCTTGAAAAAGGTGAAATCACGAAATCTGTTATTAAACAAATACCTGAGATTTTGCAGCACCCTATTGCAATATCAGAATCATATGACAACACAGTTATGGTTTTCGGACAGGTATTTGATGCGAATGGTAACCCTATAGTAGTTGCATTGCGCGTTAATTCTACAAAGAGGCGTAACAGCATTACGCTTGTTAACAAAATAAGAAGTGTGGGCTCACGCTCTCACAATTTAGATAAACTTTTAAACGACAGCAATATCCTTTACCTCGGAGAGAATAAAAAAGAAACCAAAGCATGGTTCAATGCCTTAGGGCGCTCTACGCCGTTCGGGGGAACCAAGTTTGGTCTCATCCGTAGTGTATCATTTGCTGACACCGCTGTCAAGAAATTTTCCATGGAAGCGCCGATAGAGCAGAAGAAAAATCTTATCGCGCTGCACAATCTTGACGAGACAAAGCTTCTGAAAACGCTCAAACTCGGCGGTTTTCCGATGCCGAGTATCGCAATAACAAAAAGCGATATACCGCACACGAATTTCGGCAATATCACCGTCGTTTTCGGCAAGAAAACAGTTGACCCGAAGTTTGACAGGCGCAACACCGTTTACTCAGCCGATGCATGGACTCCGCTTTTCCCGCGCATGGAATACGAGGCAAACGAAAAGGCGGCTCAGAGAATACGACGCAAATATTACGAGCTTGAGAAAAAACATGGTCATGATTTTGTGAGCCCGTTATATGAGTCTGCCAATTACCTTGATGACACACTCACGAAAAACGGCGGCGTGGAGGGGCTAATAGACAAATTTGCCGATGACACGCGGATGATGCAGATATACCTTGCTGACACCGGCAGAACGCCTGTTGAATCGGTGAAAACCGAAACGATAACGCGGCTTACGGATAATCAGATCGAGCTATATGATGCGCTGATAAACACGCTCGGCGCGGATGTTCTCAACGAAATGGCTGCAAAACATAATGAAGCTCCATTCGCTGCGCGAAAGGCTTGGTTTGCAAAGCACGGAGATGCGCTTAAAGCGGCGTTCGAGCAGTATTACACCAAAAACGGAATTGATGCGAAAACGGCAAAATCCGTAGTTGATGCAATGAAACCGGCAGAGCTTATCAAGGAAGCAACCAATGCGCGCAAATATCTCAAGGATGGTGCTGAGACCCGAAAAACCGAAGTCGATATTGACGCGACAAACATTGCTATAAGAAAAGCCGTTGACAGCGGCGAATATATTAAGTGGCTCAATGACCTGTACGGCGACGCAGTAAAGGACAGCGGTTTTTATAACAACAAAGATTATTACACTTCAAGCGGAAATAGACGAAGCTTCAAGGCTACGCATTATCCGAATACACTTGACGGCATAGTAAAGGCAATGGCTTCGCAGGGCGACGGAAACTCACGAAACGTTATGGGCTTCCACGGCGTTAAAAGTCTGCGCGCAGGTATTGCCGAGCGCTTCAAGAGCGTCGAAGATATACACAAGCTTGAAGGACGCCTGAAGCACCTGACAGCGGAGGAAGCAAGCCAAATATCCGATGCGCTTGACAGCAGGCTTTCCGAGCTCATGCACGACATTTATAACCTCGTTCCCCACAGCGGCTACAGTAACGAGCTTTTGGAATTGGACTCTATAGGCGAAGTGTTTATGGAGGCAACGGAGCTTAAATATGTTAGCCCCGCGAACGTGAAAGCGCTTTTCAAGAAGTATAACTATCCGCTTACCGATAAAATGGCGAGCGATATAGTTGCGCTGCTGTTTGACGTTAACAATATGCCGGTCAACATCTTCGAGGCAAAGCCTGAACGCGCGGTCGGCTTTGACGAGATACGCAAGGTCATTATCCCCGACACATCCTCCGACGAGCTGCGCACGGCGCTCAAAAATGCCGGCATTGAAAGCGTCGAGGAATACGCAGCCGGTGATGATGCCGCGAGAATGAAGATTGCAAACGATGTTCCGAATGTGCATTTTTCCCGCGAGCCGGAGAGACTTAACGAGCTGAGGCGGCAGAATGAGCGGAAGCTTGCACAGGCTACGGTGGAGGATGCCGCAAACGAGAACGAGCGCGGCCTTATACGCGACTATCAGAAGCAGTACAGCAAGGTCGAGGACATACGCAAAAAGCTCAGTGCGGCACAGCAGGCGCTTACAGAGGCCGAGGACAGCGGCGCAGACTACGACACTACCACCAAGGCGAAAAACCGCTTTACGGTACTCAGCAATCAATATGCGCGTGAGCACAGAAAACTCGAAAGCTACGCCAAAATGAAAGCCCTTCAAAACGTTCTCACGAGAGTTGATGCGCGGCTGGGCAACGACCTGCCGGAGGGCATGGGTGCCGCTTCCGCAAACTTCACGGGAGAGGAAACCGTGGGCGAGCGCTGGGTAACGGAGGCTCAGGGCGAGGGCAACAGCGCACTGCACCCGATAAGCAAGGAGCAGGAGGCAAATCTCGCCGAACAGCAGCACAGAGCGCCGCAGGAGATACCAAAGGAAGACCTGAACGGCAAGCTCACGAGCAAGCATGTTTCCACCATAGCCAACAGCGGCATGACACCGGCTGAGTTCTCCGATGCGCTGAGAGAGGACGCGGCGCAGGGTAAGTTCTCGCACATTGCATACTCCGACGAGGAAGCGCTTAAAAAGGCTAACCGTACTATCGAAATCGACGGCTGGGAACAGGCGCTTGCAAACTACAAGGCCGAGATAAACAGCGGCAGAGTATCGAAGGACAACACCGTTATGGGCATTGCCCTTTACAACAATGCCGTCAACAGCGGGGACTACGCAACGGCGATGGACATTGCATCGCTCATGGTCAAAAACTCCACGAACACGGCGCAGTCCTTGCAGGCTATGCGCATTCTCAACAAGCTTTCGCCCGAATGCAGACTGTACCTCGCGGCAAAGTCGATAGAGAACATCGAGGAAGACCTCAACGAGCGGTACAAGGACAACAAAGCGGATATACATGTTGACAAAATCCTTTACGATGAGTATGCCAAGGCGCTCAGACAGGGCGACGAGGATGGCATAAAAACCGCATGGGCGAACATAGAGCAGAGCGTAGCACGGCAGATAGATGCGACGTGGTACGAAAAGCTCAATAATTTCCGCTATCTCGCTATGTTGGGCAATCCGAGAACGCATGTCCGAAACATCGTAGGCAACGCATTTTTCGTGCCCGTCAGAGCCGTCAAGAACACGATAGCATACGGCCTTGAGAATATAGCCGACGCGAAGATAAAAGGCGGCATAGAACGCAGCAAGGCGATACTCAATCCCAATAAAGCGGCGGATAAAGCACTTGTCAAATACGCAATGTTGGACTATGAGGCTGTGCAGGAGGTCATACTTTCGGGCGGCAAGTATGTCGATACATTTCAGGGCATCGACAAGCATAGGACGATATACAAGACCAAGATACTTGAGGCGGCACGCAAGGGCAACTCGGCAGCGCTCGACGCGGAGGATGCATGGTTCTGCAAGCCTGCATACGCAAACGCGCTTGCCAAGTGGTACAAGGCAAACGGCATAAGCGCCGAACAGCTCAACACGGGCAAAGTGCCGGAGGAGACGATAATCAAGGCACAGACCATTGCCATCAAGGAAGCGCAGAAAGCCACTTACCGCGATACCAACTGGTTTTCCGCTCAGGTCAGCAGGCTCGGCAAGGTGGATAACAAAGTCGCTGCTGTGCTCATTGAGGGCGTTCTTCCGTTCAAGAAAACCCCGGCCAACATATTAGCCCGCGCTGTTGAATACTCGCCGGTCGGGCTTATAAAGTCCCTTGCGCTGGACACCAAAAAGGTTAAGGCATATGTAAACGGAGACATTGAAAACGGCATGAGCCCGGCAGAGTTTATAGACGATATTTCGGCAGGGCTTACGGGCTCGGCGCTTATGGGACTGGGTATACTTTTGGCCTCATGGGGCGTTCTGAGCGGCGGTGATGACGATGATGAAAAGCAAAACTATTTTGACGAGCTGAGCGGCAAGCAGAATTACGCCTTGAGCATAGGCGGGATGAGCATCACGCTTGACTGGCTCGCGCCGGAAAGTATGCCGCTGTTCGTCGGTGTTGAGCTGTTCAACTCCCTGAGCAGCAAAAACGAGGACAAGGGATTTTTGCAGAACCTCATGAGCTCGGTCATGAGTCTGAGCACACCGATGTTTGAAATGTCCATGCTGCAAAGCGTAAACGATCTTTTCGATAACCTCGCGTACATCAAGCAGGGACAGGGTACTTTCAAAATCGTATCGAGCATGGCGGCAAACTACATATCGCAGTATTTCCCGACGCTGTTCGGACAGGCTGAACGCTCATTTGAGGAAGCTCAGCGCGAGACGACATACATTGACCGAAACAGCAAAGTCGGCTCTGAGCTGCAATACATGTGGGGCAAGATCGCAAACAAGATACCGTTTTACGATTTCAGCCAGATACCGTACATCGACGCATGGGGACGCACGGAGGAGACCGGCAACCTCTTTGAAAGAATGCTCAACAACTTTGTAAATCCCGCATACGTCAAGAAGGAGCGCCCGACGGAGATAGACGGAGAGCTCGAACGGCTTTACGATCTCGGCGAAACGAGCGTATATCCCAGCCGTGCAAAGACGAACACCAAGATAAACGGCGAGTACCTGACAGCCGACGAGTATGTAAAATACGCGACGACGAAGGGCCAGACTTCATACAAGCTTGCACAGGGCGTTATAAACAGCGCGGCATATTCCGGCGCGGCAGACCCCGAAAAGGCGTACATGCTCAAATATGTCTATTCCTACGCCGATCATATTGCAAAGTACGAGGTCAACAACGACTATTCGCTTGCAAAATGGGAGATGGCGGCATACAAGAGCGCAAACCCGATGCAGGCTATAATCGACCACGCACGGGAATATTACAATCCCGACAAAGAAAACTAAATAACATGGCAAGGGTGGAGTTACATGCTCCATCCTTTCTTGTTATGCTTGAGATATAAGCGAAAAGGAGGCAATGCCTTTGACAACTATAATGATCGGAAAGGCTCTGGCGACGGTGACGGAAAACGAAACCCTAACCAGCGGCATGATAAATGCAAAGATAAAATTCGAGTTTTCAGCCGATTGGCATTCGGGAATAAGCAGAACCGCGATATTCACGGCAGGCGACGTTACAAAGGTCGTGCTCGACTCGTACTGGGAAAACAATGTCTGCTCTATACCGCAGGAGTGCCTTGCAAAAAGCGACGAGATACTTATGGTCGGCGTATACGGCGCGGACAACGCCAACACGGTTGCGATACCTACGGTGTGGGCAACGGTCGGCAAGATACGCAAGGGCTATGAGGGCTATGAGGACGTATCGACCGGCACACTGCCTATATGGGCGCAGGTGCAGTCTGCTGCGGCGCAGTCGGCAACGGCGGCAAAGAATGCGCAGGACGCTGCAGAAGCGGCGCAGGGCAAGGCTGAGGACGCACAGGCGGCAGCGGAGGCGGCACAGGCCAAAGCCGAGACCGCGCAGGGCAAAGCGGAAGCGGCGCAGAGCAAGGCCGAGACAGCTCAAGGCAAAGCGGAGAGTGCACAGTCGGCGGCAGAAAGCGCGGCAGCATCGGCTTCCGGTTCGGCATCAGCGGCGTCAAGCTCTGCATCGGCGGCGGCTTTATCCGAGGATGCGTCGGCAGAATACGAGGCCGGAGCAAAAACGGCAGCGGCATCGGCGGCGGCAAACGGCAAATTATCCGAGAGCTGGGCTGTGGGCGGCACGGGGACGCGCACCGGTGAGGACACGAACAACGCCAAGTACTGGGCTATGGCCGCACAGGGAGCTGCCGGCGGCGGCGTTACGAGCTTCAACGGGCGCGGCGGCGCGGTTGTTCCGAAGCAGGGCGACTACACCGCCGCAATGGTCGGAGCGGACGAGCAGGGCGCGGCGGCGGCCGTGCAGGGCAATCTAAATGCCCACGCGGAAAACACCGTCAAGCACATTACCGCTGCGGAGAGGACGGCGTGGAACGGCAAGCAGAAAGCTTTGACATTCGACACAGCACCCACGGCAGGTAGCACAAACCCGATTACTTCGGGAGGCGTAAAGGCGGCGCTTGATGATCTACCTCAGCCCATCATCGGCACCGCGCCGCCGACGACCTCAACCGTCGGTGTTGTCGGGCAGGAATACATCGACACGGCGGCAAAGCTTGTTTATCACTGCACAGCGGCGGCGGCTACGGGGTATACGTGGGAGGTGTATTCCGCAGGGCGGTCAACGAAAGTGAACACAACGCTATCTGCATCCGGGTGGAGCACCGCGAAGAAATACACGCTCAGCAACTCCAACATCACCGCGACATCGGCGGTCGAGCTTCTGCCGCGAGAAAACAACGGGATAACACAGGCGCAGCTGGAGGCGCTGTCGGGCGCTATGATCGTCGGCGGCACACAGGCGGCAGGGAGCATCCAGCTCGTCGCGCTGGGCGATAAGCCGACAATAGATATCCCTGTAACCATTATCATAAGGAGGGATTTGTAATGCCTCTTATCAATCATGCAGGCGGTGGAGGAGGCACTCCGCAGTTGTGCCCTCAGGTTGAAAATTTTATAGCTACACCAGAGAATTTAGGCGCTACGCTTACATGGTCAGCGCCATCGGAGGACGAAGATAGCAGTTTCGTAGGTGTACGCATTGTACGCAAGGTA